ACTTGTGCAGGGTAGGTACGCCATCACCCTCTACGTCTAATCTCATGTAAGCCTCAGTGACTAGCACTAGACGCATTGATGGGTCATTGTCCACACCCTCATCGTCTTTAACGGCTTCTCCAAATCGTTGTATCTTTTCAATATTTCCCATTAGCGAATCATTGTCTGAGCCATTCAGCTCATCCACAACGTCTTGATCTATACCCATTGCGATTAGATCGCCTGCGCGTTTCTCGCTACGGTGACAAACAATATACGCATCATCAATGGATTTAGCAGATCCATCTATGAAAAATTCTTCTGGTGGAATGCCTTCTATGACCATTTCACCTTCTTCATATTTGTGAGAAATAACCATACTATGGACGTTGCGCTCAACATCTAAGCCAAATTCGTCCATTTCCATTTCAATGTCTTGTCGATGTTCTACAACCTCAACACCTTCCTTGTTAACCAAAACCTGCATTTCTTGATCTGATAGATTTTCGTAAGTGTAAGATTTGGCAATAGTCTCAGTGTTCCACCAAACCTTCACTATGCCGACTTTCTTAACTAAAGAATCATGTATAGCGTTACTAAGTACGTTGTAACCGCCTACTTTGTTAAACACCCAGTGGCAATAAGCCGTAGCCTGCTCAGAACTTTCAACATCTTCTGGGCCTTTAGGTACAAACTCAACAAACTTATTGTTGCTCATAAAAATACGCATAAGGCTTGGCTTTGCCCCACGCACAACATCACGCACTTTAGTTGAAACAACTTTAGATCGACCTTCTTCATGCTCTAAGTCTACATTGCCGTCAAAATAACTCTGAGCGCGTTCACGCTGGCCTGCTATGTCGCTGTCAACGTAGTCAATAGCAGATTGAATAGCGTCTGTAATTGCGCCCTGTATTTCGTCCTGTGACATTTTTGACATTAGTTCATGGCTCCTGTAAATCTAGCAGTGTTTTCTACACCTTGTATTATAGGGTTTTCTTCGCCCTGTGTCGCCATTGCTCCAACAGCAGGCGGTAATGGCCCACCTTGAGGTCTAGACATTGCTCCTTTAAGTGCAGGAACCAAGCGCATATCTCCCCACATATTTCTTAAAACTTTTAAGCCAATTACTCTGCCAGCCATTTGAGCCGCATTTGTAGAACCTAAAGAAGCAATTAATCTTTGAAAGACTCCAAATGACGCTGCTGCTGTATTTGATGTGTTTTTTGTTGTTCCTGCAATTAATGCTGATGTGCTTGCCAAGCTATCAATCATTCCAATTTCATCTTTTGAAAACAATAATTTTGTTAATGTATTATTGCTTTTTTTCATGTTGCGCCATGCTTTATTAAACTGGAGGCTGGCTTGTTTTTCTACCATTGCACTTGGCTGTAATGTCTCTGCAAGTAAAATAAAGGCTTCCTGCCTTACTTCATCCCATTGCGCTAAAGGTAATTGTTTTTTAAGTGCTAAAAGGTCACGCGCAAGGTCTGTCTTATTTGAAGTTTTTGCTATACCAGTTCCAAGTATTTTATTAGCAGCTTCTTTTGGGGAGACAATTAAAGACAGTTCGCCATCACGCATTTCTCGCGCTGTTAGTGTTTTTAATATGCCTTTACTGTTCCAAACATTTTGGAAGTCTTTGAATTTGCTTATGGCTTCTAATCCTTTAGCTATACTAGCTGGGTTGCCATATAAAAGGTTACGTTCCATTTGTTGATTAAGAACATCATCTAATCCATTTTTTAAAGCCGTTGCTGCACCTGATTCAACACCTCCTGCCGCTTGCTGCTTAACCATAGCCTTTCTTAAATCAAACAAGCTTTGTACACTAGCACCGTTGGCAAGTTGATCCATTGCCTCATCTAAAAGTCTAAATGTCGCTGGTGCGCCACCAACTCCACCTCTAAATTCTTTAAGCGAATTAGTTAATATTTGGCTAAACTCAGGCGCATATTCTGGGTTAGTAAATGCTGTTGCAGCCTCTGAACTTTTATAAGCTGATGTATATTCGGCTTTTGCCTCCTGCCTTTGAGCTACTAACGTGCCTTGAGCAGCCTCCATTCCTTCGCCTTTTACCGTAATAGCCGCGTCTGGTGCGCCCATCATTGACTGAATTGCTGGCACATTTTGAGCAATATTTTCTTGCGCCTGTTGGTTAAAAGCTTGCATTTCACCGCTTACTTTTTCTCCGTATGCTCCTTTGTCTGCTGTATCTTCAAATAATTGCTGGGGCTTTGATCCAGTAACCTGACCAGATGTTAATTTAACTGGAACTGGCAATGACGCTGCTTGGGCTGTTCTTATTGATTCTTTAGGGTCTAATCCGCTTCGTACCATCTTATCAACAGAAGCCCTTACGCTAGTCATAACCTCTGCTGGGTCAAAACCTAACTCTTTAAGTGCTGTTGCAATTTCCCCGTTTCTTAAATTAAACATACTAGGGTTTTTATATAACATTGGGGCTAGTCTTGCAGTAATGCCTGCAACATCAAATACACCCTTACCAAGTACGCCACCAATCATTCCTGCTGGAATTTCTGCTAAATTAAAGTTTTGATCTGCCGCATCTGAGCTAACAGCCTCCATTAAAGAAGCATCTGCCGCACCTAATGTCATTGCTCCTGTAAATCCTGCTGTGGGCGCACCAAGCGACTTAACGAATCCAGCCACAGGGCCACCAGTAGCAATGTATTGACCAGCCTGCAATGCTGTAGGCGCATCAAGCCCTTTAGGGTTAGGGTAGAACGACTTATAAGAAGTTATTTGCCCATCTTTATCTCGCATAGGCATACCAGCAACTAAATTACCAAACTGATCTACATCAAATAAGGTATCAGGCTCAACTTTAAGTATACTCTCTTTTAGTCGCTTATCATCAAATGAAGATATTATGGCGGTGTGCATTTTGTTTGCTTTATTACTTTCAGTAACAGACAAGCTTCCAAGACCAAGATCATTTGTACCAAAACCTTGATTATAGATTGGTATAGATGGGTCAACGTCTTTACCGCCAACCCATGCCTTAACGTCACCAAAAAAGCTACGCTCATCAGTCTCATTATTTGCTGCACTTTGCTGTACTGGCTGGATTTTAGCTTGCAGTAATGCTATTTCAGCATCAATCGCATCTATTTCATCTTGCTGGGCTTGAGTAAGTGCTGCCATTATTTTGGCCCTGTTACTGGAGACTGACTTAGATTCATAAGCTGAGACTTCCTTTGCATTAGAGTCTGCATTTGACTTTGAATAGCTTTGTTTCCTGCGGCTATATTGCCAGTACCACCACCGCTAGCTGTAGGTGTAGCAGATCCAGACTGACCTTGCAGTAATAACCTTAATGGGTCAGACATTATAGATTTTTCATTTAATGCTTGTAACTGGTTTCGGGCTTCTTTAAGTGTAATGTCTCCATTTTGAGCACTATTAACAATACTGCCTCGTTTCATATCTATACCAAGTTTTGCTTTAAATGCAGTATGAATTAAGTCGTTAGCTTCTGGTGAGTTTAATAGTGAGCCTAAACTATCCATCATCATTTGAACTTCAATATCAGAAGTAGAGCCAGAACCAGCTACACGCATACTTGGAGCCATTCTACTAATGATTGCTTTAGCTGCATCAGCATTAGTGTTTATGCCTCCAAACATTTGAAGAAATTTGCCAGAAGCAGGCCCAGTAGGTGATAATTTTAATAGCTGACCAAGCATATTTATGTCTGAATAAACTTGTGCAGCTTTACCGCTTGCAGCTTGATACGCTCCCCATTGCTTACCTTCTGCTTTAGCCATTTCTTCAAATTGCTTTGGCATATCAGGGCCAGCGGTATCACCAGTATTAACTACTACTTTAGTACCATCTTTACCGATTGAATAATTCCTACCATCACTATCTGTTTGATATGAGCCTTCTGGCAATCCTAATGAAACTCGATCTGCCTCACTCATCATAGTAAATGTCTTATTAGGAGTTTTGCTTACAATGGTATCGTGCATAGAAATTGCTTGATCTGTGTCAATCTGGTTTCTTAAAAGAGCAGTACCTATCTCGGCAAAGTCACCACCCATGTTTATTAACATTGTAGCAGTGCGGTTACGCTGATCTATTGTCTGCTGATTAATTGACTCCTTCTCACGATTAGCAGCCAAAGCCGCCTGCTGACCTTCAATACCAGCCATAATGCTAGGCGCGTTGGGATTGCCACTCATGCCTGCAAATCCAGAAGCCAAACCTAAAGCCAAGCCTCGCTTATCATTGTCTGACATTGATGTTAATTTATTGCCAATGTTATCTAATAAGCCCATATTAAACTCCTAAAATTTAAACGCAGCAGGGTTAGTAGCATAAGCCTTTGCGCCTAATGACAGATAATCAAACAAACCTGCATCATAAGTCTCTGTTGATTGTTGTGAAGCTGGTGCGCCACCTACTGCCTGTAGTAAATATTGCAATGATTGTGATGGTGCGCCAGTGTATCCAGCGTACTGCTGCTTGGCTTGATTCATTAATTCTTGCTGTAATGCCTGCTGCTGCAAGCCTTGAGAATCCATGCGAGACTGTATCTGTTGGCCCATGCCAAAACCTAAATTAGACAATCCACCTAACTGCTGACCTGCCGCTAAACGCTGCTGTGAGCCTTGTAAGGCCGCCTGCTGGTTTTGCATCTGTGCCTGTCTTGCCATCTGCTGTGCGTTTTGATAACCTGTCTGACGCAATCCTGACGCTGTTCGGGCCGATTGATCTGCAAACGCCCTGTTAGTCTCTGATTCTGCAATACCATGCCTAGAGCCACCAAAAGCGTTAGCGGCTGTGGCCTGTGCGCCACCAACATTTTGTTGCATTAATCGGCTACGCTCAAGGTCAGCAAGTGATTGATTGACTACTTGATTCTCGTAAGGGTTGGTGTACTGTTGCAAATTCGCCTGATTAGGGGCAGTAATAGCCATAGGCTTGTAACCCATTTCTGATGCCGCACCCATACCTGCCTGACCTATGCCTTGCGCTGCTGCTGTATTGACGTTATAGCCGCCTGTTGCTGAACCTGCCATAATCTTATTCCTTAAAGTCCGAAATTAAAGCCGCGTTTAGCAGTTCCACTACCCATTGCAGCACTGCTAGTACCACCACCACCGCTATAATCATTGTCTCTGTTGCTGCCATTGCCGTTATTACCACCAATACTACTTTCGTAGAGAGCCTTGACTGCTGCGTTAGCGGCTGGGTCAAATAATGTTGGATTACTCATAATTTTATCAATAGTTAGTAATGGTGCTACCTGCTGTGGTGGAGGTGATGCCATTGCGTTGTATCCACTTCCAAACAAATGATCGTTACCGTAAGGGTTCATATATGCTGGAGCAGTAGTTAAAGCTGATACATTAGGCAATAAAGATAATGTATCACCGTAACCCATATCATTAGAATAATTAGTCATAGCTGGTGCAGGCGGGCCTAGAGATAACAGGCCACTAAATTCACCAGCAGTTTCTCTTGCTATACGATCTGCATAAGCGTCAGCACCAGAGTTCATAACTGCTGTGGCCTGTGCTGGAGTCATTGAAGCGTCCCCAGCACCAGACAAATGAAACGGGATTCCTTGAACTGCATCAATAACTTTAGGAATGCCAGAAAAGGGATTAATTAGGTCTATAAGACCATCAAATATTGGGGTATTGGATGGGTCTACACGCCCTGCCTCACCCATACTCATATCTCGATAATCAACAACACCATCACCTGATATGTCTGTAGTAGGCGTTGTTAACTCATAAGGGTTGTAATCGCTATTTACTCCATAGTAATCACCATCACTAGAACCAGCAGCAGCCATCCTAGCTAAATGCTCCATGTTAGCGTCATTACCATACGGGCTTTTACCTGTGCCAGCACCATCACCATCACCACCAGCAGCAATTCCATTACCGTTATTGAACATCTGACTAACTTGCTCTGGAGTAGCAGCGTAGTTGCCTTGCGGTTTAGCCCCCGTAAACGGGTCAATAAACATATTATTAATGGCTGAATATTGTGCTGGCCTATTCTGCTCAAGTTGAGATAGTGCCTGCTCGTAAATAGGCGCACTAGAGTAACCTCGCATTCCACCAGCAAATGTCTGCGGGGCTTGAATACCATCTGTACCGAATGTTGAAGAACCGCCACCTAGCCCAAAAGCGTTAGCGGCTGAACCTGTAGCGTCAAATGATGCAGTCTGCATAGGGTTAAAGGCTGCAACGTCTGGGCCGTAGTATGGCGTGTAGCCAATCTGAGACACATCACGCGCTTTGTTAATGTTCTCAATAGCAGCGTTTTCTAACCATGCTGGTATTTCTGTGCTTCCTGATGTAGTGCCGCCCTTTGACATTTTAAAACCTCTTTTCAAGTAGAACTAGCTGCGATTTCCAGCCACTTTTCTTCAATGCTTTTGACCAGCCATGTCGGCCTGTCATTGTTAGGCTTTCACAACCTTGATCTTTTGCCCATTGTATCACTGAATCGTGCATATCTATAATTTCATCTAAATTACCACCGCCTAGAAAAACATGAAGCACCTTTTTTCTTGGAAACACTGTAATTTCTGTAACCAAACAAGAATCTTTAGCAGGCCATAATTGCATCTTTCCTTCAACAATAGCTGTTACGATATCGCTAAATAGGTGAGTACCACCACCATATTCTAGGGCCGATTCAATCCAACCTCTACACCTATCTAGTTCGGTCAACCGACAATCCACGCAGAAGCATTCTTAAACACAGGAATCACCACTGAACCACCGCCTGACACTGCTGCGCCAAAACTGGGTGAAGATGCGTCAGTCACATATTCTCTTTGCCCTATTACCCC